CTGGCAACGCTATTACTACTGGTCAGTATAATGTTTGCGCTGGATCCAATGCGGGATCTGGTACTACTACCGGTAGTAATACAGTTTCAATAGGTCGGGCGGCTACCTGTGGTAACGGCGCCAGCAATGTCATGATAGGCTACTCAGCTGGAAACTCTACTCTAACTGGCAGTGTTAATATTGGTATAGGCAGTAGTTCTGGTAGCAATCTTACTTCAGGTACACAAAATATTTGTATTGGTTCAAATTCGGGCGTTGGTACTTCTACCGCTGTTGCAACAACTGCAGTAGGCTATAATACTACTGCTGGTAATGGTAGTTACAATACTTTTTTCGGCGCCCAGTCTGGCAGAAGTGGCGCAACCGGCGATAGTAATACTGCTGTAGGATATCAAACAGGCACTAGTCTTACCACAGGTACCGATAACGTTTTAGTTGGTCGACTAGCTGGTGATAGTCTGTCTACCGGTTCTCAAACAGTTGCAGTAGGTAGACAGGCTGGCAGCAGTATTACTACCGGTTCTACTAATACCTTGGTGGGTGCTTTAGCAGGTGCACAAATTACTACCGGTAGTAGTAATGTTGCTTTAGGAAAAGATGCCGGGTTTGGAATTACTACAGGAATAAACAACACTGTTCTTGGCAATGGTGCTGGTTCAACTTTTACTACCGGTTCTGGGATCACTCTATTAGGTTGGAGCGCTAATTGTGGTAACGGTAATAACAATACTTTTGTGGGTTACGGCGCTGGAGGGAGTGGCGTAACCGGAGCCGATAATACTGGTTTAGGGAAAAGTGCTGGTGGCAATACTACTACAGGCACAAACAACACTTCTCTAGGTAACTCAGCTAATCCTTCTGCTGCCACTGCTTCTAACGAAGTTACTCTTGGTAACAGCTCCGTTACATCCCTCCGTTGTAACGTTACAACCATTACCAGCCTGTCTGATGGACGCGACAAAACTGAAGTAGAAGATTTGCCTTTGGGTCTTGATTTTATTAGTACTCTTCGTCCTGTTAAATTTAAATGGGAAACAAGAGACGGTAACATTAAAGACGGTTCCTATGATGCCGGTTTTATTGCCCAAGATCTGCAATCTGCCCAGTCAGCGTCTGGTGCAGAATACTTGAGTATGGTTATGGATACGAATCCAGATCGTTTAGAGGCTAGTTATGGTCGGCTTATTCCTGTGCTTGTACAGGCAATTAAAGACCTTAAAACTGAAATTGATACTCTTAAAGCAAATGCCTGAAACTTTTACTTACACCACTGAAGACGTAGAACGTCACTACAACGCTTCTCTTGATAGCGTGACTCTTGTTAACGAACTGGTTGCACAAGATACTCGTACTGAGGAAGAGGAAGACTGCCTCCGTCGTAATGTTGAGCATCTTCAACTGATGCTTGCAAAGGATTGGTGGACTACTGAAGACCTGGCTCCGTTGCAGGCTTCTGTTGCCGCTGGTCTTCCCCTTCTTCCCACTGAATAATTAATTGATCATGATTGCACTTATCCGTCCTATCCTTTTTTCCTTTTTGAATAGTGAGAAAGTTAAGCGATTGATTGTTGACATGCTCCGTAAACTTGCTGAGCAATCTGATAACACTGTTGACGATGAAGCTGTGAAGTTTATTGAACGTGGACTATTTGGTTCCGTTGAGTGAGCCTCCGGTATTACCTTCGTTAACCCTTCCAGAAGCGCCTGTAATGCCTTCTGCGGTGCTGGAGGTACCAAGAGGACTGTTACCTAGTTACAAGCCCCTTGTAGTGCCTCCTAGCACCCTTAGACCGCCTCCTGGTATTCAAGGTTATCCGGCATCGGAAGAAGAAGAGACAGAATCAAAAAAAGAATTAACAAAACCTAAACCAAAGGTTGACAAAAACCTTCCTAAACAAAAGGAGGTTCAAATGGTTGATGTGCCATTTACGGACTTAGAAGTCCCGATGCCATCAACTGAAATCATGACAGCTGCAGCAACGACAGCGGTTATATCCGTTGTGGCCACCCTTACTGCTACATCTATTTTTAAATATCTTGTAATGGTAATGAAGCCCGTCGTTAAACAAACATGGAACAAGATAACCAAGAAAAAGAAATAAAGAAACCACTGCTTAAAAAAATTAAAGAACAAGCTGAGCACGACGTTGAGATCCTTGGAACCTTCGTTCGGCTTGGTGTTGTTGTTTGGAGTGGTTTTATTATTACTCTTAACTACGTTGAGTTACCAATGATTGAAAAAGGTAAAAGCGGCGGTGACATTACTTTTGTTGCTTCTGTATTTACTGGTGCTCTTGCCACATTTGGTTTGAATACCTCAAACAATAAAAACGGTAACGGAAACGGTAAACCTCTAACTGATCCTAAAAAGAAAGAAGAATGAAAAAGCTTTTCCTAATTCTGCTTTTTGCAAGTCCCGCTGCAGCACAACAAGTGACTCCTAACTTTACCCAGGGGTCGATGCAAGCTACTACTACAACCACCGTGGATATTAGCCGCACCATTGCGACCAATGTATATGGTGGCGATTATAAATCATGGTCTGGAACAAACGTAACGCCCAGTGGGGACATTTTAGAC